AAGCCATTTGGAGGGTGGATCGTTGTAGACAAATCGTCAGGCGAGGTCACGGTTTGCGAAGCTCCAGACATTCAAGAGCAAGATAAGAAAGACGCTTTAGATGCAGCCACCGTTAACGTACGCAAGTTAAAGAAAACAAAACGTATAGAAAAACAATTTAAACCTACAGATGAAATAGATAAGGGAGAACCTACAGGTAATAAACTGTTACCTAGAGAATGTGGGTTCTGTGGATTTAGGCATAACTGTTGGTCTAAAGCACAGTTTTTACCTAAGCATACATCTAGGGCTAAAAACCCACCTCATGTTTGGTATACTAAGGTAGCTAAAAATGCCCATATTTAAAACTCATAATCTTTCTGTTGCTGATTTTACAGAGAATAAAAACATATACTATCTGTTTCCTGATAACTGGAGTCACCAAAAAGGCTCTAACATAGTTAAGATACTTAGAGACAGTGACCATGGTATTCCTTTGTATACAGGGCTGTCTCCTATCAAACCCTTTGATGAAGAGAGAGGCATGAGGCAGTTAGATGAAAGTCTAGAGATAGTAAAAAATGTTCTTATGCAGAAAGGTTTAGTAATAGTTTTGATTAATGAGTTTTACCAAGACCTAGATTACGACATGGGNGAGCCTTACGAAAAAGAANTACTAGATAATGTACATGAATTGTTAAGCATAGGNTGCCCTAAAGATGTTAAAATTACCTTATAGATCAAAGTTTGAAATAAGTATTGCCGCAGACTTAGGTAAGAAAAAGATAGGGTTTACATATGAGCCTACTACTTTTCCTTATGTACCAAAGATAAGATCATATACACCAGACTTTTACATAGAAGAGAAAGACTTTTACATTGAAGCTAAAGGTAGGCTTACAACAAACGATAGAGTAAAGCACCTTATGATTAAAGAACAGTTTGAGGATTTAGACATAAGGTTTATATTCGTACAGGCAAACAACAAAATACTAAAAGGTTCAAAAACTACATACGGAGACTGGTGCGATAGGCATGGGTTTGTTTGGGCTGAAGGGCGTATACCTATGGAGTGGATGAATGGATGATGATTATATGAATATAAGTTTTAGAAAAGATGATGATGTAGAAGAATTTCTTGAAAGCCTTGACTTAAAGGAAGGTAATCTCTATCTTGTACTTAGACCAGAAGAAAATGGATTCCAGATTGTAGGTGCAGATAAGATACCTACAGACATAGAGACTGGTGTAGTGACTAACATGTATGTATTGTTTGCAGGTCTTATGCACATGGCTACAGAACAACAAGAGTTAGTTATGGAAGCAGGTAGCTTTGCTATCGAAGAAGAACTAGACAGAAAAGAAAGAGCAAAACTAAAAGAAAAAGGAGCTAACATTGTCAAATTCCCTAGAAAATGAAACAGAAATGCAGACACTAAAAGCATTTGCTATGACTGTTGATTTTAAATATGATGAAGATAAATTACTTGATGAGGTTCTTGCTCACATACTAAAAACCTACAGTCAACACTACTCAAAAGATAAATACCAAGCGACTGAGTTTATTATAGACGCAGGTCATGGTAAGGGTTTCTGTATTGGTAATGTGCTTAAGTATGCACAACGATACGGAAAGAAAGGAAGTCACGAAGATCATAAGAAAGACTTGCTAAAAATCATACACTATGCTATTATAGCATTGTTTATTAACAACAAGGAAGGAAATACAGATGGCTAAAGAAGACACTAAGAAAGAAAGAGCACATAAGGATGATGGTACATTTAAAGCAGATGACCCTACTACACCAGATCAGAATGAAGCTTTTAAACCTATAAGGTTTTATCTTATGAGAGATGAGCTTGCTAATACTATACTACAAAAACTAGCAAAGCTACCTTATGGCGAAGTCAGTGAAATGCTTAATGGCGTAAGAGCCATGCAACATGTGTTAGTTGACCCAACAACGAATAAAGTTTTGGAAACATCTAATGCAGAACCCACCAAAAAATAGAGCAGTACTTGCTCAACTGACTGTAGCATTAAGTCAGGATGGTAAAGTGTATCTGGAGAATCAAACTATTGATCCTAAACTTTTTAGACAGGTTATGGATGATTGGAATGATACTTATGAAGGTACACTTACCCTAACTAATCTTTTACATGAACTAAAACGTGAAATGGAACTTTTACAAGAGAAAATACCTTCTTTCTTAAGGTAGCCTTGTATAAAGCTCACAGAAGCTCACACAACAAAACTTGCTGTTTAGGTAGGTTATCTATTTGGTAGGTATAAAAAGAGGCTTAGAAACGATTCTGAGAGACTTTTTTTTACAGAACCTGTGTTAAACAAATAATTATTACTGCATATGATGCTAAGTGCACAATATTTTCCATTACTAACTCCTGAACATGGAAAGGGTGAATATAGTCTTATTATACACCCCAATCCCATATTTGTCCAATCAATAGTATAAATGGATACTATTTATTTTGTAAATTAGTTAGCTAAAGGGTTATCGTTATTGCCTACTTTGTCTACTCTGTTCTCAGTCCTGTCCATTCTGTTCTCTAGATTGTCCACTCTTGTAGTTAAAGTAGCTACAGATTCTTTTACTGGGTTAAGATTAACACTTTTCTTAGTCTTAGCTTCTATCTGGTCAAGACGTAAGTTAAACTGCCCCCAAGTATAGAACCCTCCACCAATAGCTGTGATAACACCAATGATAGTTATATACTGCTGAAGCTTAGGTAGTAAATTTTTCATATCTTTCTCCTTAAATTACCAGTGCCTTATGACACCTGCTATTATAAAAAAACAAGTAAGCCATCCTACAAACCTGTCTGTCTTCACTATAAATTTCTTTATCTTTTCCATTACTTTTTATTGCCTACATACAGCCCAAACCAAGCAGCTCCTGCACCTACAATAACAGATACAAAAGCAGACTGAGCACTGGTGGGATCTGGCAATGTCATAAACCACATAGCTGATTTGTAAAACATTAATCCGTACAAACTTATAAGAAGGCGTGGAAATACTCTCCACTTGTCAAAACCCTCAGCATCATTATACCAAGACTTCTTCTGTACCTCTACTATCTTTATTCCTGTCTCACTCATGTTATCTCCTATCTATAAAAATTTCTACAGGCTGTTGACCCATAATACTATACAAAGTATCTAAACTGTCAGATACCATGTTACCATACCCTGCATTATCTCCTAGAGTTGCACTTGCATATATAGCAGTCGGTGCGTACCAGTTTGTTTGATCTGTTATGTTAGCAGTGGTATAGTCAGAGAAGTTGGGTACGTAGTTCATGTAGGCAATCAATGTAGATTGTCCTTGAGAATCATACTCACCAGACTCCTCTTGTTGTGTTTGTGATGCTTCTTGTTGCACCCTTATGTTGTTAGCTACAATCTCTTCTGCAATCTCTTCTGCTTCAGAGGATGTAACCATAGTGCTTGTAACACTTTCGATTTGGTTATCCATAGTAGTTACTTGTACTTCAGCCATTACCATAGATGGTGTATTGTCCATTGTAGGCATTGGCAATATCTCTATAGACTGTAAAACATTGTTAGTTTGTATCTGTGCAGAAGACACTTGAGCAGAAATACTAGGAGAATTGGACACTGAAACAGCTCCTGAGCCGCCTGAAACTGCTGAAGTAGTACTACTGCTAGTGCTAGATGTACCAGAGACATCAGTATTTGCTATACTATTTGCAATAGAGTTGCTTACTGTAGAGTTTAAAGAAGTAACTACTGTTACATTTCTCCGCCTGTTTCTTCGTTCTGTGCGTTCATTTCTATTTCCTGGCTCCTCAACAAGTTCCTCACCAACCTCCTCTTCTTCAAACTCTTCCTCATATTCTTCTTCAAACTCTTCTTCCGTTTCTCCAAGTTGTTCCCTCTCTTCAATCTCTTCGGCTGCTTCTACCCTTTCTTCTTCTCTCTCTTCTTGTTCTTCAAAATCTTCAAACTGCTCATCCCATTGCTCGTCTATCCATTTCATCTTCATAGTCAAAGTGTTCATCCATATGTTGTGCAAACTCTACGAACTCTTCTTCTGTTAATCTTATCTCTGGTAAAGTATCTAGTGTTGATATTATGTCTATATCTATCTCTATATCAATTAATGATCTTTCTTCATAATTGCCCAGAGTATCACTCCCACCATCAAATATATCGCTAATATTGAAACTGTTTTCATCTTCAATTATAACCCTGCTATCATGTTGAGTATCACCAGACCCACTAAAGTCATAGTAGAAATCACTAGTATCACCCCCACCATCAACATTCGTAGAAATAGTAAGTGCTCCTGTATAAGTTTCTTCATCATTAAAACCATAAAAATCATCCTCATTATCATACCCTAACAACATAGCATCAGAAACACCT